TTACTCTTTAAGGGTAAAACCCATTATTGAATCCGAAAGGAGGCAAATATGATATCAATAGTGAAAACTAGAGATAGGGTATGCCAACACTTGAGAGCACTAAACTTCCCTGAGAAAGAAGCGGCAAGAATTGCCAGTCAACTTTCTAAGTGGTTAGTTTGCAATGGCCCAGAGTGGACTGTAGACAGATTTAAAAGTCTGAAACAGGCACATTTGGAGTCGCTACAATCTGAGGAGCTCTATGAGCCACCTACAGGATGGGCAACAAGAGTCAATTCTAGAGGACAGCGAATCTTAAAAGATGGACTTCTTCATAGAATTTTGACTCACACAGGCTTCAACCTTAAACAAGTTGAAGGGTTCCTAAGGCTTTATCAAGTTATCATCCTTGACAGAGTCACGAAGAAACAACTTCATAAAATGGAGACTGCTATCACAGCAGAATCCACATATGATCCTCAGTGTCTAATGGAATTAAGTTTTAACTTGAAACCAAGGACAGCTGGCAATGACCATGCCAAATACATGACCATTGTTGGAGCGAAATCTAAGGTGCTTCCCGAATTACTGGGATCTCCAGAGAGACGCTCACCTACTTTTTCTATCAGCTATAAGGGAGAAATCACTTACGCTCGATCTGTAAAAAGGAGTAAAGCCGAATCAGCTGATTGGTTGGAATATTTCCAAACCAACAGTCAGTGGAACGAGTTCTGGAAGAAGTATCCAGAGCAAGTGGCTCACGTTTTCGGAACTAGCCGACTTTCTGTAAGTACTATGGCTGACACAACAGATGAAAATCTATTGGGATCAGTCGTAATATTGCAGAGTCCCGGTGCAAAAGCTAGATGGATTGCTAATCCACTTCTAGCATTGCAGGCTATTGGGGAACGTCTAAAGAACAAGCTTCTCACTTATTCTCGACTTTATCCCGAAATCAAGACAACAGACCAGGATGCTGGGCATCTGGTCGTGGTTGATTGGTTGAAAAAGGGTCAGAAAGTTTATAGCTTTGATGCTACTAGCTTTACTGATCGTTTTCCAGTTGCCCTTCAACTAAACATGGCGCGTAAGCTACATGATTTAGGTATCATTGACAGCTTCGATCTTGATGCACTAGAGATAGTGACAAGAGGGAAGTGGTGGTCAGTTGATATGAAGAAGGAAATTAAATGGGAAGTCGGTCAACCGTTAGGTTATGGCCCTTCTTTCCATTTGGCAACTTTAGCTCATGCAATGATTCTCGATCATATCGATCTCGAAGTTCATGAGTGCCGTACGCAGTGTTGGCAGGTTGTTGGAGATGACGTAGTCATTAACAACGAATCTGTTGCAACAAGGTATAAGGAAACTATGGAGCAACTAGGTGTAGAAATCAATCTCTCAAAGAGTCTGATCTCATCTAAGTATGCTGAGTTTCTCGGCAAGATCTTATCTCTTGACGGAGTTAATCCCTCTATCAAGTTAAAGATCTTCTCAGGCCACTCTCAAATCATAGATGCTTTGGCATACTATGGGTGGAATGGATGGAAACATCTCTCTACCAAAGAGAAGTTTGAGGCCCTGGACGTATTTCTACCTACCCACTTAGGTGGTCTAGGATGGAAACCGCCAGGTATGCCATTGGAGAAGTTCTATTCGATGCTTAATCAGAACAGACTGTCCGAGCG